AGATGTAGGTCTTCATCATTGGACCCCAATCAACTCAGGTTCGGGAAGTGGGCCCGGCAGATCACGGCGGCCGGGGGCCGAGACCTGTTCCGGCGGAGCGATGTCGGGCAGCAGCGGGAGCGTGCGGAGGTTTCTGTCGGTAATGACACCGTCGCCGGCGATGAGCACGCTCTGCCTGCGGGTCTCGGCCAGCTTGCGGAAGGCATCCGCGCGCCGCTTGATCAGCGCCATGAGCTCAAGCCGCTGCTGCGGGAGAAGAGCACCGCCTCCGATCATGCTGTTCAGCCTGCCAATCGTGGCCGCGTCCAGCCCCTGCGCGTCGATGACCATCTGGCCCTCGCTCTCTCTGACCACCGAGGTCGGGTCGAGGGCTTTTGCCACGCCGTAGACGAAGTCGAGGTCTGACACCTTTGTGTTGTCGTAGACGGCCCCGGAGAGCGCGTCGTAGGTGCCAGCCAGCGTGTTGAAGGCCTGCACCTCGGGCGCGTTCTCGTAGGCATTGATGAACGGCAAGCGGTCTTTTGGGTCCACCTGGGCGACCTTCGGCTGAAGACCTGGCACCGGCTGCGCGCCTGCCATCGGGTTGTTCATGTCAATGACCTGACCATCAACAAGCTGCCATTTCGGTTCCGCCGCTCCTGCTGTCAGCTGCGCGGCCGCGTTCTGGATGTCACCGAGCTGGAGGTAGATCATCGCGTTCTGCTTCTGCTTGCCGTCAGGCAGGCCCGAGATCTTCTGCTGCAGCCACTGCACCGCCGCCTGCGTGCGCTCGTCTTCCATCTGCTTGCGCTTCTGGTTCTGGCCGAGCAGCTGCATCTGCGCCGCATTGTAGAGGTTGCCCTGATACCCGCCGCTCCAGTCGGCCTGCGCCATCAGGCGTGCCCGTTGGTCTGGCGTCATCTGCTGCGACATGGCGAGCAGCTGCCCGCCGATGTTGCCGAGCGCCGCCATGCGCGCCTGGCTCATCACCGCCGGGTCGAGGCCGTAGGGGTTCGGCTGCTGCGCGGCACCCTGCTGCTGCCAGAGGCCGAGGCTCTTGAGCGTGTCGAGAAAGCTCATCCCAGTAATCCCTTCAATGTCACACGGCGGAGCGGCTGCAGCACCTGGTGCTGGAGCCACGGCTGCTGCCGTTCCGGCTGTTCGTCTTCACCCATTGCCTTCTTCATCAACTGCCCGCCGAGCGCCTTCAGCGCCTCCCAGTCGGGCTCCGCGCCGGCCGTTCCGCCGTAAGGGTCCGCGTCGAGGAGCCCCGCCGGCGCCGCCTCCCCATAGCCCGAGTTCCACGCAGTGCCGCGGTCCTCGCGGGCCGTCCCATTGTTCCGCATGTTGGCGGCCCAGGACGGCTCTCCGCCGCGGTCTTCCATCACGTCGGGCGCGTAGAAGTTCAGCGCGCCGCCGGTGGGGTCGTCCTGCAGGGCCGCCTCGACGGCCATGTCGGCCGTGCGATAGGTGTCGGCCGTCTGCGGAATGGCGAGGAGCTCATCTTTGCGCTTGGCCCACGGCTCGAACTGCTTCGGCGCCAGGATCACGTCCTCAAGGGTGCTGCCGTAGCGGCCAGAACGCAGTCGGTTTAGAACGACATTGGCGACCGCCTGCTGCCCCACGAACGGCTCCGCGGCCGCCTCACCGATGATGGTGCGGATCAGGAGGTCGCGTTGCTGCGGCGTCAGGTCCATGTCACCATCCCCCGAAACCGAAATTCTTGATGACCCTCATGCCGCCGATCTCGCCCTGCATGTCGTCGGGGAGATCCTGCGCCATCGGGCCCACACGCTTTGGCGGCATGGGTGAACCGTTCGCATGCGCGTTCTCCACGTCGGATTTGTAGTCGTAGGCGTAGATCGGGAAGCCCGTCATGCCGTCGATGCCGAGGGGCTCGATGTTCGTCTTCGCCCGCTCGTCGGAGAACGCGCCAAAGATGCCGCCACCGATGGCGCCAATGCCGGTGCCGATCGGGCCAAACATGCTGCCCAGCTGCGCGCCAGACAGCGCCCCACCCAAGGCACCCGCAAAGGGAGACCCAGTCGTCGGCGTGCGGCTCGTCTGCGTCGAGCTCGTCGGCACCTGCGTGCCGCCCAGCGCCGCGAGGCGGATGTTCAGCTGCTCGAGGGGCACGTTCCGCATGGCATTGTACTGGTTCTCGGCCTGATCCAGCATCGCCTGCGCCTGCGTCTGGTTGATTTGGCCGGCCGCCAGTGCCGACTGGATCGACTGCAGATAGGCCGCCTGTTGTGCATTGGCGAGGTCACCCTGCATGCCCGCCGCCTGGAGGTTCAGCTGCTGCCCCTGCAGGGCGCGGTCCATGTCGGACTGCATCATGCTGGCGGCCTGCCCATACCCTTGAGCCCGCAGCTGCGCGGAGAGGTCACCCATCTGGCGCGCATTCTCAGACGCCGCCACGCCTTCCGCCACGCCCTGCCGGGAGCCGCCGAAGGCGCCCGCATTGATGGCGCGATCGCCGATCGTGTTCAGCGTCTGCTTGTAGGCCTGATCCATGTTGCCGAGCGCCGCCTGCTCGACGTTCTGGAGGTAGGGGTTCATATAGCCGCTGAGATTGCCCGACAGGAAGGAGCCCGGCGCATAGTCCGCCACGCCCGCCGCCGTCTGCCCCGCCTGCCCAAAGGCCGCATTCGTGCTGCCGACGTTCTGGCCCGTCAGGTTGATCGCCTGCAGCGTCATCGGGTCCAGCCCGGCGACCGTGTTGCCGAGGTATGGCTGCGCGAGATTGTTGGCGGCGATCGTACCATCGGAGATGGCTGACTTCGCGGCGTCCTCGTACCACTTGGGCAGGGTCGTCACGTTCTTGACCGTCGAGGTCTGGGATCCAGATGACTTGCCCATCAGTGCAAGCTCCTTTCGTAAATGACATTCGGGTCGGGCTTCCACCCGTGTTGTGGCAGCACCTGAGACCAGCCCTTGCGGCCCACCATGCGGAGGGCGTCACACCCGTTCTTGCGCGCGAAGTCCTCGATCGCCGGCTGCAGGGACATCACCTCATCGAGGCTTCCCACCGCGATCACAATGTTAACGACGGACACCTTCGGGTAATGCACGACCTCGGTCACGACGAGGCTGTCGCCACTCGTCCACGCCTGCATGCGCCCGGCGTCAATGTCGCGCGCGAGGTCGGCCGCGTCATGCGTGCCGCCACCGATGCGAAGCGCGCGCTCGAGGCGCTTCTGGAGTGTCTCAGGGCCGAGTTTTGCCATCATTCACCACAATGGAAAGGGTCCCGGCATTATCGACCGTCACCTCGTAAATCGTTCCATTGGGTGATCTGAGCATGATCCGCGCCGCAGCCTCGTCCTGGCTGACGGCGGGGATCAGTGCCCGCCTGATCGTGTCCAATATTGTTCCCATCGGCGAGGAGGGAGGGGGAAGGTTGATCTTCATCGCCTTCCTCCCGCCGCGCCGATCTTCATCCGTATGCGACCAATCGACCAGTCGCCCGCGTCATTGGCGCAGATGCGGATCCTGACATCACGCCCCGTCGCCCGCGTGTCGACGTAGCCGTCACTGCGCGAGTAGTATGGCCCGAATGTGCTCTCGGCACCGTTCGGCGTCATGCGCGTGTAGAGCGTGAACTTGGTCAAGTCGTAATTCCCGCCATTCGATGGCACCAGCTGCGTGATGTTGAGGCCGCGCTCCGCGTCGGGAAGGTTGATCGTCCCGCTTGCCACGAAGACGTTATTGGCGCAGTCGAACCCGTCGTAGGTCCATCCGTCCTCGTGCTGATAAATGTGGTTGTCGCTGCCCGCCATGATCGGGTACTGGCTCACGCCGCCAGGGAAGGCTGCGGAGCGTGCGAGCGTGCCCATGCTCCACCAGTTCTCGGACCAGTTCCATATGACATAGCGGTCGCACTCAGTGGAGCCGTTCGAGGGGTAGAAGAACCACACCTCATCAAAGAGACCGTTGACCGCGGCATGCGTAACGCGGGGCCCGTAGAGGGGGTCGAGGTCGCTGAAGATGTAGTCCGTCATCGGACACTCGAGCGGCTTCATGCTGCCGCCCTCGTAGACCATGAACCCGGAGCCATCCATCCACACGCAGCGCCCGTCCACCTCCGCGAAGGCGTTCGGCGCGTAGAGCCTGGTCGTGCCGAGCTCGTCGGCACCGTAGATGAAAGGAAGGCCCACATAACGCAGGAGGAAGGCGCGGTTGGCCGACCAGATCAGCGTGCCCTCGCGCACTGCCGACAACTGGATGAGGGGCGTCTCGGACTGCAGGTCGAGGAAGCCCGCCGTGTTGGTCGTGGAGGCAAAATTCCAGTCAGTGTAGTCCTCGCGGGAACTCCACCCCACGCGGCGCATTTCACCGTCAGGCTGCAGGAGGAGGACGTGGCGCTCGGGCGTCACAAGGACGGCGCGATTGGATGTCGGCACGCTCCTGTCGCGCACCGTGCCGCCGCTCGAGGAGCCGTTCGTGCCGGTATTCGGATAAGTGAATGTCGTGCCGTTTGTCACCGTCGCCACGGCGCTCGCCGTGTTGAAGGACGTGTCTGCCACGCCCGCGATCTGCACAGTCTCACCGCTCGTCAGGTTGTGGGCCGTCGAGGTGACGACCGTCGTCACGTTCGTCGTGCGGCTGATGCTCGAGATCGCGTAGACGCCCACCGGCACGCAGTCGGCTGTCGGAGCGGAGGCATCGAAATACAGGAGGCGGCCGTCAGGCGAGCACACCGCAAGGACATCCTCCCCCCAGTTGCTGAAGGTCCAGATCGGGCGCGTCGGCGTGAGGCCCGTCCCGCCGCTGCGGGCCGTGCCGTAGGTCGAGGAGCCATAGGTGCCGGAGCCGTAGCCGCCACCCGCCACGGCATCGTTGAGGCCCACCAGGTCGGAAGGCGCCACGTCGGTCCAGGTGCCGGAATAGTCGGAATAGAGTTCCTCGTCGGTGCCGACGAGCATGGACGTGTTCGGCACGTTGTTGCGGCGCCACTGGTGGATCTTGCGGGGCGTCGAGGCGAGTGCCGACGCCGTCACCCGCGACCATCCACCCACGGGCTCCATGACGCCCTCGCGCCACCTGACAAGGTTCCCGTCATACCACCGGCCGGGCGCATCGTCAGGGTTTGCGCCCCTCACAATGCCCGGCGGTAGTTGGATCGGAAGGTAGGTCATTCACGTCCCTCAGAGTTGAGCGGCGGCGATGAAGAACTGGTCGATCTGTTCGGATGTCAGGGGCGGCGTGAGATTGGCCGCCAGCTGGTTCAGCAGCGGGTCATTGCGCCGGAACTCCGTCGCGTATGCCCAGGTGATCTTGGTCGCCTCATCCTGCGTGGCGATCATGGCCTCCACCTGCGAGAGGAGCCCCTGCTGCATGAGGATGAGACGGCACTGGCGCGGCGTGATGGATACCGGGACGGTCGGTGCCGGCTCATCCATCATCCACTCGACCAGCTTGTAGCCGCTGTAATCCGTGTCCAGTGACGGCCCGTGAATATGGAGGCCGTTCGGCGTCATCACCGGGTTCGGCATGGCGGGGCACTGGCCCCACGTCCCACCCCACATCTTGACCTCGGCATTCGTTGCCGTGTCGATGAGCTTATATCCCACGACCATCTGTGCCATTTTACATTCCCATCATCGCAAGGTTGATATTGGCGAGGGAGAGCGGGACTGGAGTGTATGTCGTCACGACGAGGCCCTGGATGCCGGCACCGGACGTGACGCTGGTCGCAGCAGTAGTGGAGGAGCCGCCGGCAATGCCGCCACCGCCACCGCCATAGTTGCCGCCTGATCCTGCAGTCACCGTTGTTCCGCTGCCTGCGTCTGCACCGGCACCGCCGCCGCCGCTGCCGTAGCTGGCGCTCCACTCCGTGCCATTCCCGCCAGCGCCAGAAGGAGCAACACCCGCCGCGCCGCCGCTTCCGGCGCCACCGCTTCCGCCATCGGAATTGCTTCCTCCGCCCGCGGCAATGTCAACTCCCTGGTTCCCGGCGCCATTGGGGCCCGCAGCGCCTCCCGCTCCAGAACCTTTTCGGCCAGCAGCAGTGAATGTGGCGTTGCCGCCACGACCGCCGCTGGATGAACTCGTCCCCTTGCCAGCGCCACCGGCGCCGCCGTTCACGGTTCCACTGGAGCCGGAACTCTGAGCCGCGCCATTAACGCCAAAGCTCCCGCCCACAGATGCGGCTGCATAAGACGCCCCGTTGAACCATGTTTCCGTGCCAGAATTTCCAGCCGTGGCTCCAGCCGTGGTGCGCGTGACTGCCGTCCCGCCCGTCCCGCACTGGTAAGTGGCGTCACCAGAAAGTGTGAGGTTGACATAGATGCCGTAGCCGCCGCCACCGCCGCCTGATCCACCGCACACCACAGTCGTGCTGCGGTTCGCGGCCCCGCCGCTGCCACCTGCGCCGATGCACTCCACTTGGTTGTTCGCATTGTTCCAGTCGGCGGGCTTCGTGTAGGTCGAGGATGTCTTGGCAGTCAGGTATGTGACAGTGGCGAAATGATACGACAGTTCCTCGCCCATGCCCGGCCGCCATGATGGAGACGGAAGATCCCAGAGCGCACGCTCATATCCGAGAGAGCCAGACGCCATTGCGAACAGAAATGCGTCTGCATCCTCGCGATCGTCAAACCACCCACGCCAGACAATGTGCCCGTCGTGAAGACGCGCCGTCAGTCGATGCCGCGTGCGTACGACATCATTGCCGAGGTCATCCTTGGGCAGCGTGAGGGACGACGGCATCCAGTCGCGCCTCCTCATCGGCATCAGGATGCGCGATCGAGGGGCGTTTCTGTCAGGAATGATGATCACTGCAGGGCGTACCAGCTGTAGGTCGATACGCCGTTGATGCGGCGCACCGAGAGGATGTACTTGTTCGTGTTTGTCGTGGCGTAGGCGGAGCCCGTGCTGGAGCCGACCGTGAAGCCCGAGAAGGTGATGGCACCCGCGGAGGCGTTGTTGGTCACGAGGATGTCGATGGCGCTGTCGGCGGCGGGAGCCGCGATCGTGTGCGCTCCTCCGTTTGTGTAGTACTGATAGTTACCATTCGCTGCCGCGAGCGTGGTCGTGCCGCTCGTCAGTGTGCCGAGGTTGTGAGGCGTCAGCGTGAAGCCCTTGGAGATCACGTCCGTCTTGGCGGCGAGGAGGACATTGACGCCCTCGACCGCGATGACGCCGGCCGCCGACCTGGAGACGGTCGTATCACTTGCAGCGCCAAGCTCGATGCTGCCCGTCGTCAGTGTCTCGCCCGTGCCGTTCAAGGCGATGTTCTTGCCCTCGACCGCCGCCACGCCGGCCGAGACGCGGGTGATGGTCGTGTCGGTGGCGTGCCCGATGTTGACGGCCGTGAACTGGGGGCTGTCGCCCGTGCCGAGGCCGAGCGCCGTCGCAGCTGCGGCAGCCGTTGCCGCCCCGGTGCCGCCATTCGCCACCTTGAGCACGGGGCCCGTACTGAAGAGGGCGTCGATCGTGTCCAGGTCGGAGTTGATCTTCGTGCCCCAGGTGTCGCTGGATGCGCCAACCTCGGGCTTCGTCAAGCTTAGATTTGTGGTTGTGGTATCGGGCATTTTGTCACCGCATCATCAAGTTGGGACTATTGGGGTCCAGGTTGATGCGGTTGCCCCGGCGGGGGTCCAAGTCGGACCTCCTGCTGCCAGTGGCGACCATACATCAGTTTCCGGAGGGATTAAAGTCCACGCGCCTGCGTTGTCAGCAATGTCAGACCAGTCCACGTCGTCAACGGAGGGCGAGTGCCAGGCCTTGAGATTGATGTTTCCGGCGGCCAGCGTGTAGGAGGCCGGGCTGACAGTGAGCGTGCGGCGCAGCGTGATATCGACGGGCTTCCCGTCTACATCGTAGGCGCCGGCGTCAAAGAACAGATTGAAGCCCCGGAGGAAGGAGACATCCTGCCCGTCGAGCGCATAAGCCCCCGCCGACACCGCAAGACGGCGCTCCGCCCGCAGTTGCACCGGCACCCCGCTGACGGCATACGCGCCAGCCGTCACGCGGATGTTGTAAGCCCGCAGGAAGCTGACATCGCTCCCGGTGTAGGTGTAGTCGCCCGCCGTCACCGCCAGGCGGCGCTGCGCCCGCAGGGCCACGTCCTGGCCGTCGAGCGTGTAGGATCCAGCCGTCACCGTCACGCGGCGGCTGGCGACCAGTCCGACCGGCTCACCCGTGAGGCTGTAGGCGCCCGGCGTCACCGCGAGGGCGTAGTTCCGCAGGAAGGTGACATCCTGCCCCGTGACAGAGTAGGAGCCCGCTGCGATCGGCAGCTGGCGCGTCACCCGCAGCGCCACGTCCGAGGGCGTCACGTCATAGAAGGCGCCGTTGACCGAGAGCCGGTAGACGCCGCCGGGTGCCCCATAATTACCGACGCCGTAAGGGCCTAAACCGTAGGCCCTCTTGGCGACGTTATAGTAGGCATATAGCAGCATGGCTTACGAGTAGAGCTCCTGCCAGACGAGATTTGCATATGCGGACGAGTTGCCGCCGAGACCGGCCGCCGTCACGACGACCGTGTCCTGGCGGCTGTCCAGTTCGGAGTAGACGATGGGCAGCTGGAAGAAGATTTCCGCCCCACCCGACCCCTTCACCGTGGAAGAGGCCGCGATGTAGTAGCTGTCTATGACCGTCCCGCCGCCCACCGTGTCGGCGGCGTTGGTGAAGGCGGCCGTGTCCGCGATCCCCGTCCCGGCCGCCCAGGTCACGGCGCCGCCCGCCTGCGTGAGGGTCGTCGGGTTGCGGACCAGCCTCACCAGGATGGAGGAGTTGCCCACGTTCACGACGGAGGACGCCCGCAGCCTGATCTGGCCGCGGTTCACAACGGAGTTCGGGCCGGTCGTCTTCGCGCGCACGGCCACGATCGGCCGGAAGGTGCCATTGGCGAGGGCCGTGGCCGTCGTGCCGCTGTCGATCGACTGCTGCAGTGACAGGGCGGGGTCTTCGCCGCCCTCGCTGTCGACGCTGTAACAGATCCACTTGAGCGTCCTTGAGGCCGCCGCAATGCCCGTATTTTCGATCTCGTACCTCACCGGCAAGCTCGCCGTGCGGATGTAGGGCACGGAGAGCACGTTTGTGCCGGCTGCCGCGTAGGCGAGGAGGAGTTCGCCCGTCGTGGGGCTGGCGAACCCGAACCGATACCGGCCGACCCCGAGCCACTCCATGTCGATCCACATCAGGAAGGTGGTCGTGAAGTCGAGGCTGATGCCGCTCGGCCCCGTCCCATCAAATTTATCGTACCAGGACGAGCGGGGGATGCGGTCATTCGAGGCGCTGCCGCCAGTGTAGCTGCGGCGCACGAAGAAGAGGTCCGTGCCGTCAGCCTCCAGATAGAACCCGTCCCGGTCGCTGAAGTAGCCCAGGCGCTGCCTGACATTTGCCGTCAGCGTGGCGAGCGTGCCCGTGCAGCGCACCAGCTGCGAGCGGCCCGGCACGTAGCGGAAGAAGGTCCGCGTCTGCGCGTAGGCCCTCGCGCCGCTCGCCGTGCCGCCCGTCGTGAGGCTGATCGAGGCCTCATTAAGGTTGTTCGTGACGGCACCCGTGCCCGAGACCTGGGTCTCGATCAGCGCATCATTGAGCCCATACTCAAAACCGCCGAAGCCGCGGAGGTTTGTCGAGGACACTCGCAGCCACCCGAAGGCATCGCGCGCGGTGCCGTCCGCCGGAAAGTTGATCGGCAGCGGGTTCCGGTTCGACACGTCGCCATTGTTGACGCCATCGGCGCCGTGGATCAGCTTGATGCGCTGATATTTCACGCCGCTGATGTCGTCGCTGGCGATCGTGTCGCCGCCGGCCCCCGCATTGAGGATGGTATTGTCAGCCATATCAGGTCACCGTGAACACGCCGGCAGATGCGTCGAAGTCGATGACGATCAACTCCGTATTCTGCAGCGTGATCGAGGAGCCGTAATCTACCCACCCGATGAGGGGGTCGCTGGCGGCCGTGTCATTGTAGAGGACGGCATAGCGGAAGGGGCCGATCGTGCCTCCAGATGCCGTGATGGTAACATCTGACGCCGTCGCCTTCGCGGTGCCGCTCGAGGTCGATGTCGTGATCGTCGTCGTACTGCCGCCCTCCGAGTAGCCGTGCTCGGCCGTGATCTCCGTCAGGTCGCCCTTGACGGAGTTCGTGGCGACTGGCGCCACGTTCGTGAGCATCACCTTGAAGGTGTGCGCGTCGAAATCATGAATGCCGTCGATCAGGTCTTTCGTGAACTGATTGAACTTGTTGTAGGTCGCCATTATCCGAAGCTCCTCTTCTGCGCGATGAGGGCTCCGGTCGGCCTGTAGGCCTTCTCACCCTCGAGTTTCACGTTTGCAATGATCTCGTCAGTCACCGATTTCCAGATCGGGAGCCGCTCGTCGTTCATCAGGAAGGCCTCGGCCGACACCAGAGACCCGTACAGGTACAGGTCAGGAGACCGCGTCAGAAGCCAGTTGGTCGTGTTGCTGCCCGAGAGCGCGGCGATCTTGGCGTAATAAGTAAGCTCCAGTGTGGTGCTGGCGGTCGGTTCCGGCATCAGGTGGATCGCGCGGTTGAGGATCGTGTAGTAGCGCGGGAGGTCCGTCAGCTTCTCATTGACGAGGTCGTAATACTGCTCCGAGGTCACATACTCGATCGCGTTGAACCTGTCGGACGATGAAACGCGAATGGCGACGGACTGCAGCCAGTCTGTCGGCAGGTCGACATACCCCGTCGTGATCGTGGACTGGGACCGCTTCACCATGTCAGGCACACGGATCTCGCGGTTGAAGCGCGCCTCCGCCAGGCTGATGAAATCAGGGATCTGGCTCGTCAGGTCAGACCGATTGAGGAAGCCCGCGATCGAGGTCTGGAGCTCTGCGTATGTGCTAAGCGGCATTTCTCTTCTCCGCCTCAACGTCCTCGCGGCACGCCTCCGCATGGTCGAGCGTGTACTCAAAGGTGCCGATGTGGCGCACGATCTTCGACAGGTCGTGGTCGATCATCGTCTTGTAGCCGTGCTTCGCCGCCTTGTGGCAGAAGTGGATGTCCTCCCCGAAGAAGTTCCCCGTCCCGGCCGCGTAGCCGATCTGGAACCAGGGCATCGGCGTCTTCTTGAACACCTCCGCCTTGATCAGCATCACGCCCATGCCGACCGCGTAGACCTCCTCGAGGCCCTTGCTGTCGGCGGTCGTGTAGACATACTCGTCGCAGCGCGGGCTCGAGAACGCGACGGGCTTCGCGGGGAGGCCGCGCGTGGAGTAGTTCGCCGCCACGATGGGCGCGTCATGCTTTGCGAGGATGTCGAAAACGTCCTTCGGGAAGCGCATGTCCGTGTCGAGGAACAGTATCCAGTCGGCGTTAACCTTCAGCGCCTCCTTCACCAGGTTCTCGCGCTGGTCCGCGATCAGCGTACCCGCGGAGGTGAAGAGATGCAGGGCGCCACCCTTCGCAACGTGCGTGGCCGACCAGTAGGCGGTGAAGCGCGCCAGGTCGTAGGCGAAGCCCGTGTTGACGTGATCACGGCAGGGGAGGCAGACGGCGAGGCGCATCAGAGGTTTCCCCCCTTCGTGCGGAAGAAACGGTTGTCGGGATCGGATAGCCACTTCTTGAAGGCGGCGGGGTCATCCGTGATGCCCTTGCGCTTGAGGTCGAAGTAGACGCTGGTCGGGATCGAGGCGATGCGCGTCATGTCACCCCACCGATCGGGGGCGTCATTGTAGGCCGCCTTGTTGGCTTCCACGATCGGCGTCGTCTCCTGCTGCGTCTGGATGACGAACTCATCCTCCGCATGATCGAAGTGGAAGAACCGGGTGATGCCGGTCGCCGGGTCGTGTGAGAGAACCTTCTTCATGCGTCTCCTCGAAAGGACAAGAGCGTCTCACGACGCTGTTTGGTAGGTGGGCGGGAGATCGCTCTCCCGCCCCTGCTTCGTTACGACGTGCGGAGGTCGGTCGCGATGCCGTGGGCCTTCGGGCTCTTCACCTTGAGGCCGTACTCCACCAGGATCATCTTCTTGGTGCTGTCGCCGCTCTTCGCGAGCTCCTCGGTGCGGAAGTTCCGCAGATAGCCGATCGAGGCATACTGCGGGTCCACGACGAAGGCATACTGCTCGGGCTGGAAGCGGTTCGCCACGAAGGACACCTTGCCGAAGTCGGACTGGTACACGTCCACCGTGGAGATCACGGTGAGCGGGCCCGCCGAGCCATTCGACTGGTTGATGCGGTGCTGCGCGATGCCGGTGAAGGTGGAGGCGACGGCCTTGTTGACCGGGCCCATCATGCAGAGCTTCGGGTCTCCGCCGGCGGCCCAGACCTGCTGGATGACATCCTTGAGGATGGTCTCCGAGAAGGTGCGGGCAGTCGAGGAGCCCCAGGCGGTGTCCGGGTAGCCGTCGTCGGTGCTCGAGTAGTCGGGCAGTGAGGTGCCGGCGCCGGCGCGGTTGTAGTTGTACTTGAGCCAGGTGGGGAGGCCCGCGGTCGTGCGTGCGACGCTGGAGGAACCGCCAGCGGCCACGCCGTTGTAGAGGACGATCGCCTCCATGTCGCGCTTGAGCTCGCTCGAGGCCTTCGCCATTTCATAGGCGAGGTAGGAGCGCATGCCCGCCTTGTCCACGGCTTCCACGGTGCCCGAGACGCCGACAACCTTGCGGCTGATCTGCGTGTAGTTGCCCACGCGGGCGGTCGCGGCGCGCGCGCCGAGGGTCGCCTCGTCGCCTTCGATCACGGCATTCGAGGTCGAGGCCGCCGCCAGGGCGTCGGTCTGCCACTCGAAATAGGTGTTCTTCACGTCCTCGCGGCCGATGGACGAGATGAAGGGCGTGTCCTCGGGGGAGATGTTGTAGATGACGTTCGCGAGGTCTTCACGAACGGCCTTCGTGCCGTCGTAACGGTCGAAGAGATTGGTCGGCTGTGCCATCGTCTTGATCCTTCTAGATCAGGCTTTCAAAAAGTTTGGCGGCATCCTTGATGCTGCCGGTTTGTGCGAGACGCTGTTTCTGCCGCGTGATTTCGGAGGTCTTGCGCGCCGGTGCCGTCGTGGGCGAGCCGGGCCGCATCGGGCGTGGCCCGTTCTGCGGGTTCGGCTGCGGGCGCTTCGCCATAATCTCGTCGTAACGCATCGCCTTGTGGAGGGCGACGACGGCACGCGGATCATAGACCTGGGAGATTTCCTCCTCGGCAAAACCGAGCTTCTGCGCGTACTGGCGCAGCTTGACGCGGTCCTGCTCAAAACGCTGCGGATCCTTCCATGCGGGAACCGCCTCGGTGAGTTTCTCCCGACCCTTCTGGACGACCAGACGCAGCTGCTGCGCTTGCTGCTCCTGCATCAGTGTCATCACCCGCTGCTGTTCGTGAGTGGCTGCCATGAGCCGCTCCTGACGCTCGCGGTGAAGGTCTTTCTGTCGCACGTATTCCAGAGGGTCGCTCTCGTAGAGCTTCTCCCAGTCCGGTTCCTGCTGAACCGTCTCCGCCAGCTGCTGCTGCAGGGCGGTAAGGAGTTGAGCGTACTGCGCGCGCTCCATCTGTACTTGCTGCGCCTGGACTTCGATCTGCTTTCGCATCTCGCTGACCTGGGCGGTCTTGCGGCTGTAGTCCGCTTGCCTCTGGTAGCCGGCAATAGCCTCCTTCAGAGGGATCTGCTGCTCCTGTCCGTCAATCTTGACGGTGACCAGCTGATCCATCGGATCGGAAGCCTCTTCGGCGTCCTCGTCATTAGCGGCGGCTTCGGCATCTTCGGCACCAGTCTCGGCGTCGTCCGAGACGGGCGTCTCATCCTCTGATGCGGAAACCTCGAGCGACTCGGCCTGATCGTCGGCCGGGCTTTCTTCAGCAGCATCCTGCTCGCGCGTCTGCTTCCCGGTGTTACCGGACAGAATGGCCTCGAACTGGCTTGCCGCTTCGGTGAGACCGATGCCCTGGGGCGTGTCGGTGGCAGTCATCTATCGTTACCTTTCCAACGTCTCACGACGTTTGAGGGTTGAGCCGTAGCGCCTCACGGCGCGGGTTTTGGCCTACCGCTTCTGGGCGGCCCGGCCGTTGTGGGCGTCCACCTTCGGCGCGCTCGCGAGCGCCTTCAGCTTGGCCCGAAAATCGTCAATTGCGCGGATCGATGCGTGAGCCGTCTCCCGCCTCTGCGTGTCGCCCGGCGCGGTGTTGCGCCATTCGTGGATGTAGCGGCCCTCGAGGCTCGACAGCACCGCCTGCACGACCTCGTCCTGCAGCAGCTGCGCCGCCTTGCGGGCCATCTCCTCGGGTGTGGGAGCGATCATCATGCAACCCTCGCGATTTGACCTAACGCCACAGATGGCGTAAAGAAGAATTTCGGCGATTTAACCAACTTGCAGGCCGGGGCGACGTGCCCAAACATGCTAAAGAGGAGATCCACGCCATGGCATCCATTCGCACCAGCCCCTGGCCCGACGAGGCCTGGATGACGCCCGAGCAGCTGGCCGAGGCCAAGGCCAAGCGCGAGGCAGAACTGGCCGCCATTCCGCGCTCCGAGCCTTTCTTCAAGGAGGAGTTCACGGAGGCGGAGGAGGATGCCTTCTACGCCCGGTACGATCGCGGGATGAGTGGGGCGGTTATTGCTCATCGTCGCCCCCCTGCATCGCAGAAGCGCCGATAATAGCCGCGGCTGCGGCCGGCAGCACCGCACCCTGGCGAACAGCCAGCCGCAGGCGCCTGATCCATCCAGAGCCTTCGCCAATGATGCGGCGAAGGTTCTGGATGTCCTCCCGCGTGGCTCCCCACTGCTTCGACCATGCTTCGTCCCTCTCGAGACGGGCAAGAGCCGCCTGCGGGACTGCAGCGTTCTTGTCGAGTGCCTCCTGCGCCGCGCGCGGCATATCATCGATCGTGCGAAGCAACTTGCGCGTGGCGCCACCCTTGCCCGGCTGCGTCCATGCCTTCTCGTAGCCGACATATCCGCTATCGACCTTGGCGCGGCTGACACCCTTGGCATTGGGGCTGGCCCCGCCGATCGCCTTTTCAAGACCCTTCTGATCCTTGATGCCACGCTTTTCGGGCGGCCCAGGATAGAAGCGGGTCATCGTGACACCTTCATTCGTGTCCACGATGTCTGGCATGCCGTAGCTTTCGCCCACTTTCTGCAGATTGACCATCTCGGCCGGATCGAGAATGCCGGGCACCTTCTTGTCAATCACGACACTGTTCGACAGGCCGGGTGAGCCGCCCACCCACGGCTTGTGCCATGCGCCGGCCCCCTGCGCGTCGATGATCGCGCGAGTAGCCTCGACGCCATCCATCATGGAACTCGTCCATGGCGTGACGCTCTTCACGTCACCCGTCTGGAAATCGACCAAGGGCCGCGCGACGAAACCGGGATTGAACTCGGTCGGGCCGCCATCAGGCGTGTACATGCCCTGCATTTCCTGCGTCGGGCGCACCGGCCAGACCTTGCCAGTGTCTCCGAGCCTCATACCCGCGTAGAGCGCATCACGGCCACCAGGCGCCGTGTTCCAGGCGCTGCGCGTGTCATTGGCGAAGAGTTTCCGCTCCCAGTCTGGCGACCCTACAGAGCCCGGCAGATGCCCCGTCATGGCGCCCGGCTGCGCCTCGTAGGTGGCAAATGCCGTATGCTTCGGGAAATGTTCCGTGATCGTCTTATTTGCCTCCTGGAAGGCCAGTTCGCGAGCCGCGGCGGTGATGTCCTTCATCGACCCTTTCGGGTTTGCCTTCTTTGCCTGCGCGATGAATTTCTTGCTCTCGCGCGACCAGAGATCATCAGCCTTCTGGCTTACCCAGGGGGCCGCCTGCAGCTGCTCGCCTGTCCAGTTGGTGCGACCGGCGAGGGCTTTCTTGTTGGCGCGGCCGACTGCAAGGGCTGTTTCATAGTCCGAGAAGGTATGCGCGGCACCGCCAAGTGCATTCTTCTGCGGCGTGCCATCGGGCTCAGTGTAACCGAGGTTCCGGGCATGACGGAAATCATTGACGCCCGTTGCCGTTGCCGGCCCAGGCTGGTCAGGGTTCACACGGCGGGCATATTCACCCGTCTTCATGCCCAGCTGCATCTTGGTCGGATCATTGGCCGCGATCGCCTTCATCGTGGCCTGCTTCTGGGCGGGTCGAGCGGCCTTCACCGGCTCACCGTAGGCAATGGACGAGAGTGTATCCTTGAGCGAAAACGCGAGCTCACTCTGCGGCGAGACGCCGGCAGAATATTGCCCTTCTGTGTTGGCAAACCAGAGATTATCCCGCGGATCTCCGCCCGTGACCTCGCTCACGCCCGCACGATAGCGATCGTACCAGTCACCGCCCCGCGGCTCTGCCTCGACCGTCCTGTCGAGCTCGCGGCGCATCCTGAGCAAATCCTTGCGGTCCTTGATCGTGCGAGGGCCGCCGATGTAGGCGCCTTCGGTGCGATCGGGGGAAGGCATCAAATGAGGTTCCCTGCGCGCGATCCTGACGGCTTCATCCACCGGCAGTTCGCGCAAATTGGGGAGTTGCGTCATGCGCGTCGGAGCCGGCGCGGAACCGCGGCCAGTCTCAGGCGCGCGAGCTACATTGTCCCACGGGCCAAGTGAAAGCGCAGGCACCACTGCCGCCATGCTCGACAGCCCCGCAAACGGCGCCCAGCGCGCCGCATCGCCATAACGCCCCTCGGCCATAGCCTTGGAGAATTCCTGGTTGTTCGCGGCGGCATCCTGCACGTCAGCGGCATCGCTGAACTCGAGAAGACCGCCAACGGCCGGCAGATGCGGACCAAACAGGTAGTTGGCCCATTCGTTGCCGGTGTCGCGCACCTTCTCTTGCCAGATGCGGTCATCAACCGGCGCGGGCTTCGGCTGACGCAAGCCTTCATGGCCCGGCATCCTGTAATACGGATCATCGAGCAGGCCGGGGAAACCATTGAAAGACATACCCGCCATCACTGCACCCCCATCGGCTGCTGCTGCGCGCGCATGGCGGTCTGCTGCTGCTGCGCCATGATCTTCGCGGCGTCACGCTCGCGCTGGATCATCGCGTACAGCTGTTCGACCTGGATCTGCGTGCCGTATTTCAGCTGCATCTCCTGCGCGCGGAGCCAGATGTCGGCGTCGAGGCGATCGCGCTCGAGGTCGTCGGCCGCCTTCTGCTTCTCGATCTCCAGCTGCGCCTTCATCTGCGCGATGGCGATGTCGGCCTTGATCTTCTCCGCCTCGACCTGGGCGAGGATCTGCGCGGGATCCTGCGCCTGCTGCGGCGGCTGCGCCAGCTGCTGCTCGGCCTCGGGCGTGATCTCGCTGAAGTAGCGGGAGGCGTCCTTCAGCCCGGAGAGCTCGAGGATCTGCGCCATCGTGTTCCGCAGCTGCTTCACCGACACGACCGGGTTGCTCGGCCCCATCGTCTGCAGGATTTCCTTCTGCTGGCCCACGACCGTCGTCAGGAGGGCCACACGCTGCTCGATCGAGCCGGTGCCGAGGCCCACGTTGACGACGACATCCATGTCGGCGTCCCACGCGCGCGGGTCCACCGGCACCCACTGGTTCCTGAGACGCACCACACGCGGGCGGTCCTGGTTCCTGATCACTTCCTTCAGCAGGCCCCGGAAGAGCCGCTTGATGCCCGTCTCAGCAAAGATGCGCGCCACCATCTCGAGGCGCTCCTGCGCGGCGCTCATCGTGGCGGTGACGGCCGCCTTCGTCGTACTCTGCAGGACATCCGCGTCGAGGCCCTGCGAGGCCTTCGACATGCCCGTCCTCGAGGCCTTCACGTCGTCCAGGTAGGCGATGATCGGCATCGCCTGCTGTCCCACGAAGGTCGACCCGAGCTCCTGGATCATGCCCGGCTGCGTGGCGCGGATGACGCCGCCCGTCTCCACGTTCAGCACGTCGTCCATGTTGATGGCGCCCTCGACGACGACCGTGCGCGGGTGGATCACCTGTGCGAGACTGTCGAGCGTGTTGCGGACGACGTTGGACTTGATCAGCTGGATATCCATGACCTGGTCCGCGATCGAGGAGCCGATCACCATATGCGGCTCCGGGTCGGGGCAGATCACGGCCATCTGCACCTCCTCCACGACCTCGTCGTGAAGGATATAGGAGGCTTCTCCGATCGTGCAGACGCGGCGCAGTTCCGCCACGCCGTCGCCGTCGCGGTCGATGCGGATATAGCTCTCGACGTACTCGTAACGGCGCATGGAGGGGTCTACCGACGTGTCCGTCGAGCCGCCCATCCAGTCGCGAAGCGCCGGATTGCGCGTCTGCGCCTCCGTGTTCAGTTCAAAGGACGACGAGGAGTTGCCGTGCTCCTCGATGTCCTCGCGCTCGTAGCCCATCTCGAGCAGTTCGCTCATCGTCTTCAGAGAGCGGTGGCCGACATAGTCGGCGCGATCGAGGTCACGCGCGTTGCGCGCGATCAGGAACTCCTCCGGGGGCACGCACTCGACAACCTGGCGCTTCGTCTCGAGGCGCCGGCGGATCGTCACGTCGAAAATCGGCGCCGGCACGCCCGTCATCGGGTCGATTTCGCCCTCGCCCGTCTGCTGCACGACGAGGAGCTCGATGTCTCCGCCCTGCTGCAGCAGCTGCAGCTGGCCCTCGTCAATGCCGGAATATTTCTCCTCGCGCACGTCCGTCGTGGTCGAGGTGTACCACTTGAAGACGCCGATCTTGGTCTTCAGAGCGTCCTTGAAAGCCGAGTGCAGGATCGAGAAGCCAGGATTATCAACGTTGAAGACGTAGCTGACATAGTCCGTCGCCTGCTCCGCCATCGCCACGTCTTCAGCACGCCGCGGGGCAAACTCGACGGGCTTCTCGGAGGCCGTGAAGACCCGCAGGAGGCTCGGCATCATGGCGAGGATGGTGTCGCGCACCTCGGTCATCACGACCTGGCTGCGGCCCTCCTCCTCGTTGCCGAAGGGGTCCGCACGATAATACTTGAGGGCCTTCTCGCGGGCGGGGGCGACCTCGTCGTCAATGTAGTCGGCGGCGTCCTTGATCGCCGCCTTCACCGCGCCCTGATACTCGTCCTCCGACATGCCCTCCGAAGGCGCGGCCTCTTCCTCAAGACCCATAGCCTCGAGCGTTTCATCCTGATTTTCGAGGCCTTCTGACACTACGCTTCACCTTCTTCTTCTTGGCGCGGCCGCCGTTCTTCTTGCAGGCCTTCAATTCGTAAATGCAGGCTGTTGCCGTGCGGCACTCGAGGCAGAGATCCCAGAAGAACCCCCTCCCCATGCATCACAACAGTCCCTGGACCGGAGGCACGCCGCCATACTTGCCGCTGGCGTTGTACCAATCCTGCCACCACTTCGGGATGTTGCCGAAATTCTGCGTATTGTTGCCGCCGGTGCCGCCACCCGTGCCGCCGCCAGTGCCCCCGG